TCATTCAGCCAGGCAGAGTTAAGGGCGCTGAGATATTCCGGCAGGCCGTACAGCTCCTGATTAATATCCGGCTCCAGCAGATGAAACACGGAGCCGGGCGTGAAAGGTGTCGGCTCGTTGAAGGACGGCACCCACCAGTAAACATCCTCCTCCACACCACGGCGGGTATATTTTGCCGGTGAGGTTTCCAGTCTGATGACCTTACCGGTGGTGCTGTATCGCTTTTCCAGAAACGCATTACCGAACACCAGAAAATCCAGCACAAAGCGGCTGAAATCCTGCTGGGAAAGCCACGGATGCGGGATAAATGTCGAGGCCAGAATATTACGTTTGACGTAAATCGGCGAGCTGTGATGCACGGCCGCACGCAGGCTTTTTGCCAGACCGGTAAAGCTGACCGGTGGCTCATACCATCTGCCGTTACTGATGCACTCGACGTAATCCAGAATGTCACGGCGGTCGAGTACCGGCACCGGCTCGCCAAAGGTGAATGCTTCCATTTTCGGGGCGCTGGCGGTGATTGTTTTTGCCGCAGGTTGCGGTGTTTTCCCTTTTTTCTTGCTCATCAGTAAAACTCCAGAATGGTGGATGTCAGCGGGGTGCTGATACCGGCGGTGAGTGGCTCATTTAACAGGGCGTGCATGGTCGCCCAGGCGAGGTCGGCGTGGCTGGCTTCCTCGCTGCGGCTGGCCTCATAGGTGGCGCTGCGTCCGCTGCTGGTCATGGTCTTGCGGATAGCCATAAACGAGCTGGTGATGTCGGTGGCGCTGACGTCGTATTCCAGACAGCCACGGCGGATAACGTCTTTTGCCTTGAGCACCATTGCGGTTTTCATTTCCGGCGTGTAGCGGATATCACGCGCGGCGGGATAGAACGAGCGCACGAGCTGGAACACGCCGACACCGAGGCCGGTGGCATCAATACCGATGTATTCGACGTTGTATTTTTCGGTGAGTTTGCGGATGGATTCCGCCTGAGTGGCAAAGTCCATGCCTTTCCACTGGTGACGCTCAAGTATTCTGAATTTGCCACCGGCCACCACCGGCGGTGCCAGCACCACGCATCCGGCGCTGTCGCCACGGTGTGACGGGTCGTAACCAATCCATACCGGGCGGGAGCCGAACGGATTGGCGGCAAATGGTGCATAGTCTTCCCATTCTTCCAGCGTGTCGACCATGCAGCGTTGCAGCTCCTCGAACGGGAACACCGACGCCTTGTCGTCAACAAATTCACACATGAACAGGTTTTTAAAATCGTCGGCGCTGTTTTCGCGTTTGAGCTGCTCAATGTCGAACAGCGTGCAGCCGCCTTTCAGGGCGTCCTCAATGGTGACAATCTGCCGCCACTGGCCGTCCGCACAGAGAAGACCTCCGGCAAGGGCGTTATGACTGACGTCGATTTCCACGCGTTCGGCGGCGCTGGCGCGTCCCCGGTTAAACAGTTCACCCGACCAGAACGGGTAGGCGTCGTGCGCCAGCGTGGACGGGGTGGAGAAATAGGTCGAACGCAGGTGACTCTGTGAGGCCATACCTGATGCCACCTTACGCAGTACCTGAAAATTCGGGATCCAGAAAATCTCGTCGACGTACAGGTCGCCGTTATGGCTCTGTGCGGTGTTGGAGTTGGTGCCGAGAAAAATCAGTTTTGCGCCGTTATTGCCCAGGACAATCGGGTCACCGGTCAGGTCAACGTCAACCAGCCGGGCAAAGGCGATGATGTATTCGCGGAACACATACGCCTGCGTTTTACTGGCCGACAGAAAAATCTGGTTATGACCGGTTTTCAGGGCGCGCAGCAGCGCCTCGCGGGAAAAATAAAACGTCGCGCCAATCTGGCGGGATTTCAGGATATCGCGGATGCGGTGCTCAAGCCCGGCGCGATACCAGTGCAACTGATATTCGAAAGACTGCTCAAAGAAAATCTGCTCCAGCTTTTCGATGGCTTCGTCACTGAAAAAATTCTTTTTCGGTTTGCGACGCCCACCTTTGTTGCGGTTAGCGATGTTCGGATTAAGGTCTGCCTCGTTGCCGGTCTGGCTGTAACGGTTGACCCGTGCCAGTCGTTCAATCTGGCGTCCCAGCAGGTCAATTTCCTTGAAGTCCCCGCCGGTTTTCTGCGGTTTGATGATGAGCTGGGTCAGCCGCGCTTCCAGACTCATTTCGACACGGCTGATGGGGGCAACGCTGTCCCAGCCGTCGCGCTGTTTCCAGCTCTGCACCGTCGGGCGTTTCATCTGCAACATGGCGGCAATCTGCGGCACGGAAAATCCCTGCCAGTACAGCAGCGCCGCCTGACGACGCGGGTCGTGTAAAAGAGTGGTGTCTGTGGTGATGGTCATGAATACCTCGCCGTGATGAATACACGGCAAGGCTACTGAGTCGCGTCCCGCGATTCGCTAAGGTGCTGTTGTGTCAGTGATAAGCCATCCGGGACTGATGGCGGAGGATGCGCATCGTCGGGAAACTGATGCCGACATGTGACTCCTCTAATCACTATTCAGGACTCCTGACAATGGCAAAAAAAGTCTCAAAATTCTTTCGTATCGGCGTTGAGGGTGACACCTGTGACGGGCGTGTCATCAGTGCGCAGGATATTCAGGAAATGGCCGAAACCTTTGACCCGCGTGTCTATGGTTGCCGTATTAACCTGGAACATCTGCGCGGCATCCTGCCTGACGGTATTTTTAAACGTTATGGTGATGTGGTCGAACTGAAGGCCGAAAAGATTGACGATGATTCGGCGCTGAAAGGCAAATGGGCGCTGTTTGCGAAAATCACCCCGACCGATGACCTTATCGCGATGAACAAGGCCGCGCAGAAGGTCTATACCTCAATGGAAATTCAGCCGAACTTTGCCAACACCGGCAAATGTTATCTGGTGGGGCTGGCCGTCACCGATGACCCGGCAAGCCTCGGCACGGAATACCTGGAATTCTGCCGCACGGCAAAACACAACCCTCTGAACCGCTTCAAATTAAGCCCTGAAAACCTGATTTCAGTGGCAACGCCTGTTGAGCTGGAATTTGAAGACCTGCCTGAAACCGTGTTCACCGCCCTGACCGAAAAGGTGAAGTCCATTTTTGGCCGCAAACAGGCCAGCGATGATGCCCGTCTGAATGACGTGCATGACGCGGTGACCGCTGTTGCTGAACATGTGCAGGAAAAACTGAGCGCCACTGAGCAGCGCCTCGCTGAGATGGAAACCGCCTTTTCCGCACTTAAGCAGGAGGTGACTGACAGGGCGGATGAAACCAGCCAGGCATTCACCCGCCTGAAAAACAGTCTCGACCACACCGAAAGTCTGACCCAGCAGCGCCGCAGCAAGGCCACCGGTGGTGGCGGTGACGCCCTGATGACGAACTGCTGACCGGCGTCAGTCAGTCCGGGAAAACTTTCACGATTAACCCTTAATTTCAGGAAAAACTATGCGCCAGGAAACCCGCTTTAAATTTAATGCCTACCTGTCCCGTGTTGCCGAACTGAACGGCATCGACGCCGGTGATGTGTCGAAAAAATTCACCGTTGAACCGTCGGTCACCCAGACCCTGATGAACACCATGCAGGAGTCCTCTGACTTTCTGACCCGCATCAACATTGTGCCGGTCAGCGAAATGAAAGGGGAAAAAATTGGCATCGGTGTCACCGGCTCCATTGCCAGCACCACCGACACCGCCGGTGGCACCGAGCGTCAGCCGAAGGACTTCTCGAAGCTGGCGTCCAACAAGTACGAATGCGACCAGATTAACTTCGATTTTTATATCCGCTACAAAACGCTGGACCTGTGGGCGCGTTATCAGGATTTCCAGCTCCGTATCCGTAACGCCATTATCAAACGCCAGTCCCTTGATTTCATCATGGCCGGTTTTAACGGCGTGAAGCGTGCCGAAACCTCTGACCGCAGCAGCAATCCGATGCTGCAGGATGTGGCAGTCGGCTGGCTGCAGAAATACCGCAATGAAGCTCCGGCGCGCGTGATGAGCAAGGTCACTGACGAGGAAGGGCACACCACCTCTGAGGTCATCCGCGTGGGCAAGGGCGGTGATTATGCCAGCCTTGACGCACTGGTGATGGATGCGACCAATAACCTGATTGAGCCGTGGTATCAGGAAGACCCTGACCTTGTGGTGATTGTGGGACGTCAGTTACTGGCGGACAAGTATTTCCCCATCGTTAACAAGGAGCAGGACAACAGCGAAATGCTGGCCGCTGACGTCATCATCAGCCAGAAACGCATCGGTAACCTGCCGGCGGTACGCGTCCCGTACTTCCCGGCGGATGCGATGCTCATCACGAAGCTGGAAAACCTGTCCATCTACTACATGGATGACAGCCATCGCCGCGTGATTGTGGAAAACCCGAAACTCGACCGCGTGGAGAACTACGAGTCAATGAACATTGATTACGTGGTGGAAGACTACGCCGCCGGTTGTCTGGTGGAAAAAATTAAGGTCGGTGATTTCTCCACACCGGCTAAGGCGACCGCAGAGCCGGGAGCGTAACCGATGACGAGTCCCGCACAGCGCCACATGATGCGGGTCTCGGCAGCGATGACCGCGCAGCGGGAAGCCGCCCCGCTGCGACATGCAACTGTCTATGAGCAGATGCTGGTTAAGCTGGCCGCAGACCAGCGCACACTGAAAGCGATTTATTCAAAAGAGCTTAAGGCCGCGAAAAAGCGCGAGCTGCTGCCGTTCTGGTTGCCGTGGGTGAACGGTGTGCTGGAGCAGGGCAAAGGTGCACAGGATGACATTCTGATGACGGTCATGCTGTGGCGTCTGGATACCGGCGATATTGCCGGTGCGCTGGAGATTGCCCGTTATGCCCTGAAGTACGGTCTGACCATGCCGGGTAAACACCGCCGCACCCCGCCGTACATGTTCACCGAGGAGGTGGCACTTGCGGCCATGCGCGCCCACGCTGCCGGTGAGTCTGTGGATACCCGCCTGCTGACGGACACCCTTGAACTGACCGCCGTTGCTGACATGCCTGATGAAGTGCGCGCAAAGCTGCACAAAATCACCGGTCTGTTTCTGCGTGACGCTGGTGATGCCGCCGGTGCGCTGGCGCACCTGCAACGTGCGACACAGCTCGACTGTCAGGCAGGCGTCAAAAAAGAGATTGAACGACTGGAGCGGGAGCTGAAACCGAAGCCGGAGCCGCAACCCAAAGCGGCCACCCGCGCCCCGCGTAAGACCCGGAGCGTGACACCGGCAAAACGTGGACGCCCGAAAAAGAAAGCCAGTTAACAACCGAATGCGCCCCGCGCCAGGGCGGCACGCCGGTCAGTGAGGGTGAATCACCTGACACTGCACCGGCGTCCACCGCCCGACTTTTCAGAGGTAGTCATGATGACGCTGATTATTCCGCGAAAGGAGGCTCCCGTGTCCGGTGAGGGTACGGTGGTCATCCCGCAACCGGCAGGCGACGAGCCGGTGATTAAAAACACGTTTTTTTTCCCGATATCGACCCGAAGCGCGTCCGGGAACGTATGCGCCTTGAGCAGACCGTCGCCCCCGCCCGTCTGCGTGAGGCCATCAAGTCAGGCATGGCAGAGACGAATGCGGAGCTGTACGAGTACCGCGAACAGAAAATTGCCGCCGGTTTTACGCGTCTGGCGGACGTCCCGGCGGACGACATCGACGGTGAAAGCATCAAGGTTTTTTACTACGAGCGCGCCGTGTGTGCGATGGCGACCGCGTCGCTTTATGAGCGTTACCGCGGCGTGGATGCCAGTGCGAAAGGCGACAAGAAGGCCGACAGCATTGACAGCACCATTGATGAGCTGTGGCGGGATATGCGCTGGGCGGTGGCGCGTATCCAGGACAAGCCGCGCTGCATCGTGAGTCAAATCTGATGAAGACCTTTGCGCTACAGGGCGACACGCTCGACGCCATCTGTGTCCGGTATTACGGGCGCACTGAGGGCGTGGTCGAAGCCGTGCTCGCCGCAAATCCGGGACTGGCTGAACTGGGTGCGGTGCTGCCACACGGCACCGCCGTCGAACTGCCCGACGTTCAGACCGCGCCCGTGGCTGAAACTGTCAATCTGTGGGAGTAACGCATGACAGCAGAAGAAAAAAGCGTCCTGTCGCTTTTCATGATTGGGGTGCTGATTGTTGTCGGCAAGGTGCTTGCCGGTGGTGAACCCATCACCCCGCGTCTGTTTATCGGGCGCATGTTGCTCGGTGGTTTTGTCTCGATGGTTGCCGGTGTTGTTCTGGTGCAGTTTCCTGACCTGTCACTGCCTGCGGTGTGCGGCATCGGCTCCATGCTGGGTATCGCCGGTTATCAGGTGATTGAGATTGCCATTCAGCGCCGCTTTAAGGGCAGGGGGAAACCGTAATGCCGGTAATTAACACGCATCAGAATATCGCGGCCTTTCTCGACATGCTGGCCGTGTCCGAAGGGACGGCGAATCATCCGCTGACGAAAAACCGGGGCTATGACGTGATAGTCACCGGACTGGACGGGAAGCCAGAAATTTTCACCGACTACAGTGACCACCCGTTCGCGCATGGCCGACCGGCGAAGGTGTTTAACCGTCGCGGTGAAAAATCCACGGCCTCCGGTCGCTATCAGCAGCTTTACCTGTTCTGGCCGCACTACCGCAAACAGCTTGCCCTGCCGGATTTCAGTCCGTTGTCACAGGACAGGCTCGCCATTCAGTTGATCCGCGAACGCGGTGCACTGGATGACATCCGGGCGGGACGCATTGAGCGCGCCATTTCACGCTGTCGCAATATCTGGGCGTCCCTGCCGGGTGCCGGTTACGGTCAGCGTGAGCATTCACTGGAAAAACTGGTCACCGTCTGGCGTACCGCCGGCGGCGTACCGGCTTAAACGGAGTAAACACCATGAAGAAATTATCCCTTTCACTGATGCTGAACGTGTCGCTGGCGCTGATGCTGGCACTGTCCCTGATTTACCCGCAGAGCGTGGCCGTCAGTTTTGTCGCCACCTGGGCGATTCTGGCGACGGTTATCTGTGTGGTTGCCGGTGGTGTCGGCGTGTATGCCACGGAGTATGTGCTGGAACGCTACGGGCGGGAGCTGCCGCCGGAATCGCTGGCCGTGAAGATTGTCACGTCGCTGTTTTTGCAGCCGGTGCCGTGGCGCAGACGGGCAGTGGCTCTGGTAGTGGTGGTGGCGACGTTTATCTCGCTGGTCGCTGCCGGGTGGATTTTTACCGCGCTGATTTATCTTGTGGCATCGGTGTTCTTCCGGCTGATACGTACGGCCTGCTGTCAGCGTTTTGAGGGGCGGGAACCATGTCAAGGCTGATGACTGTGCTGGTTGTGTTGTTATCACTGGCGGTGGCCGGTCTGTTTCTGGTGAAACACAAAAATGCCAGCCTGCGCGCCTCGCTGGACAGGGCGAACAACGTCGCCAGCGGGCAGCAGACGACCATCACCATGCTGAAAAATCAGCTTCATGTTGCGCTCACCAGGGCAGACAAAAACGAGCTGGCGCAGGTGGCACTGCGTCAGGAACTGGAGAACGCCGCGAAGCGTGAAGCACAGCGCGAGAAAACCATCACGAGGTTACTCAATGAAAACGAAGATTTTCGCCGCTGGTATGGCGCTGACCTGCCTGATGCTGTGCGCCGGTTGCACCAGCGTCCGGCCTGCACTGACGCCAGTGATTGTCCACAACGCCTGCCCGAAAGTGAGTCTTTGCCCGATGCCGGGCAGTGACCCGGAGACGAACGGCGATTTAAGTGCCGATATCCGGCAGCTTGAGAACGCGCTGGCACGCTGTGCCAGCCAGGTAAAAATGATTAAACACTGTCAGGACGAAAACGATGCTCAAACCCGACAGCCTGCGCAGGGCGCTGACTGATGCCGTCACGGTGCTGAAAACTAACCCCGATATGCTGCGGATATTCGTGGATAACGGGAGTGTTGCCTCCACACTGGCGACGTCGCTGTCATTCGAAAAGCGTTACACGCTCAATGTGATTGTGACCGACTTTACCGGTGATTTTGACCTGCTCATTGTGCCGGTGCTGGCGTGGCTGCGGGAAAATCAGCCCGACATCATGACCACCGACGCAGGCCAGAAAAAGGGCTTCACGTTTTATGCGGACATCAACAATGACAGCAGCTTTGATATCAGCATCAGCCTGATGCTGACCGAGCGAACGCTGGTCAGTGAGGTGGACGGCGCACTGCATGTGAAGAATATCCCGGAACCCCCGCCGCCGGAGCCGGTCACCCGCCCGATGGAGCTTTATATCAATGGCGAACTGGTGAGCAAGTGGGATGAATGAGTTTAAGCGTTTTGAAGACCGGCTGACCGGACTGATTGAGTCGCTGTCACCGTCAGGGCGTCGGCGGCTGAGTGCAGAGCTGGCGAAGCGTCTGCGGCAGAGTCAGCAGCGTCGGGTGATGGCACAGAAAGCCCCGGACGGCACACCCTACGCGCCACGCCAGCAGCAGAGCGCCAGAAAAAAGACCGGTCGTGTTAAGCGAAAAATGTTTGCGAAACTTATCACCAGTCGTTTTTTGCATATCCGCGCCAGCCCGGAACAGGCATCAATGGAATTTTACGGCGGGAAGTCGCCGAAAATCGCCAGTGTGCATCAGTTCGGTCTGTCGGAAGAAACCCGGAAAGACGGTAAGAAAATTGATTATCCGGCGCGTCCTCTGCTCGGCTTTACCGGTGAGGATGTGCAGATGATTGAAGAGATTATCCTGACTCACCTTGAGCGTTAGTTTTATCCAGGCAGAGGCTGATGCGCAATTAAACATTGAGCGGCCATGCTGGTCGCTCAATGTTTAGAGGTTTATGAGTGATTTTTATTTGATGCTTTGTATTCTAAAACCTTCTTATTGGCGTAAAAGAATTTTGTATATGACAGGAATATAACCAGACCTGAAGTGAAATAGACGAGGGATAGTATTAATAATGCTTTTTTGTGACTGTTATTATCTTTAATCTCCTGGCTTAACCATTCGGAGTCCTCCTCGTTTAGCTGTAAGAGCTTATTGCAGGCGATCTCAGGAAGTGTGTCTTTTATAAATACGTTTTGCAGTCTCTTGCAATCGGCAAGGCTATAAGTTTTATTAAATTCAACTGCTTTATTTTTGAAGGATAAAAGAACTTTGTCACTATAAACATAGTACATCATGTTTTTATATGGTATGCCTATGGCATCCCTTACTATAACGGATTGTTCGTTGTGTATGTAACATGCGAGGAGAATGTAAAAAATACTGGCCAGAATTACAATTATTGTTTTAATTATGTGTGGTGGTTTTGTTATGTCACCCCAGATGCGAGTAAGGAAAAAATACGATGTTTTTAGTTTTCCATCAATCAGTCCCTGCTGTATCATTCTCACATTTTCAATGCCTGATACATTGATTCCATTAATTATTTTAAATAGTTGAATGTCGCGCCACTCGCGGTCAAGTCTTTTTAATTTTTTGTCTGAATATCCAAAATTGAAATAATGTGCAATAAGCCTCATAAGGTTACTTTTACCAAAGCTAAAAAATGCTAATACTGCAAAGCTACAAAGGAAAAAAACGATTAGCCCCCACACATTAGTCACATTATAGCTGACCATTACGCTCTCCTTGAATGTTGTCTGGTAGTTCTACAAATGAATCCAGATAGCATAACTTTTATATATTGTGCAATCTCACATGCATGAACACTCTCGCAAATATTCAGGAACTCGCGCGCGCACTGCGCAACATGATTCGCACCGGCATTATCGTCGAAACCGACCTTAACGCCGGTCGCTGCCGTGTGCAGACCGGCGGCATGTGCACCGACTGGCTTCAGTGGCTGACCCATCGCGCCGGTCGTTCGCGCACATGGTGGGCACCTTCCGTGGGGGAACAGGTGCTGATTCTGTCCGTGGGCGGTGAACTCGACACGGCATTCGTTCTGCCGGGGATTTATTCCGGCGATAACCCCGCGCCGTCTGCGTCGGCGGATGCCCTGCATATCCGTTTCCCTGACGGGGCGGTGATTGAGTATGAACCCGAAACCAGTGCACTTACGGTAAGCGGAATTAAAACGGCCAGCGTGACGGCTTCTGATTCTGTTACTGCCACGGTGCCGGTGGTCATGGTGAAAGCATCAACCCGCGTCACCCTGGACACCCCGGAGGTGGTCTGCACCAACAGGCTGATTACCGGCACGCTGGAAGTGCAGAAGGGCGGGACGATGCGCGGCAACATTGAACACACCGGCGGTGAACTCTCATCAAACGGTAAGGTACTGCATACCCATAAACACCCCGGCGACAGCAGCGGCACAACCGGGAGTCCTTTATGACAGCGCGTTATCTCGGAATGAATCGCAGTGATGGCCTGACTGTCACTGACCTTGAGCATATCAGCCAGAGTATCGGCGATATCCTGCGCACACCGGTCGGCTCACGGGTGATGCGTCGTGATTACGGCTCGTTGCTGGCATCAATGATTGACCAGCCGCAGACCCCGGCGCTTGAGTTGCAGATTAAGGTCGCCTGTTACATGGCGGTACTGAAATGGGAACCCCGCGTCACCCTGTCATCCGTCACCACTGAGCGCAGTTTTGACGGGCGAATGACGGTCACGTTAACCGGCCAGCACAACGACACCGGCCAGCCACTTTCGTTAACCATCCCTGTGAGTTGAAACCATGCCGATTATCGACCTGAACCAGCTACCTGCACCGGATGTGGTCGAGGAGCTGGACTTTGAAACCATTCTTGCCGAACGCAAGGCGACACTGATTTCCCTTTACCCGGAAGACCAGCAGGAGGCGGTCGCCCGTACCCTGACGCTGGAATCCGAGCCTCTCGTCAAACTGCTGGAGGAAAATGCTTATCGTGAGCTTATCTGGCGTCAGCGTGTGAATGAGGCAGCACGGGCGGTAATGCTGGCCTGTGCCGCCAGTAATGACCTTGATGTGATTGGTGCCAATTACAACACCACACGCCTGATTATCACCCCGGCAGACGATTCGACCATCCCGCCGACACCGGCAGTGATGGAATCTGATACTGATTATCGTCTGCGTATTCAGCAGGCGTTTGAAGGTTTAAGCGTCGCCGGGTCGGTGGGGGCCTATCAGTATCATGGTCGCAGTGCCGACGGGCGTGTCGCGGATATTTCTGTCACCAGTCCGTCTCCGGCCTGCGTCACCATCTCTGTGCTGTCACGTGAAAATAACGGTGTGGCATCCGAAGACCTGCTGGCCGTGGTGCGTAACGCCCTTAATGGCGAGGACGTCAGGCCGGTGGCCGACCGCGTGACCGTGCAGTCTGCCGCCATTGTTGAATACCAGATAAACGCCACGCTTTACCTTTACCCTGGTCCCGAAAGCGAACCCATCCGCGCTGCTGCCGTGAAAAAACTGGAAGCGTACATCACGGCGCAGCACCGGCTGGGGCGCGACATCCGTCTGTCTGCCATTTATGCCGCTTTGCATGTGGAAGGCGTGCAGCGTGTCGAGCTGGCCGCACCACTGGCCGACATTGTGCTCAACAGTACGCAGGCGTCTTTCTGTACCGAATACCGCGTCGTGACCGGAGGCTCGGATGAGTGATTCGCGCCTGCTGCCGACCGGCTCATCACCGCTTGAAGTCGCCGCCGCAAAAGCCTGTGCGGAAATTGAAAAAACGCCGGTCAGTATTCGTGAGCTGTGGAACCCGGATACCTGTCCGGCAAATCTGCTGCCGTGGCTGGCGTGGGCGTTTTCGGTCGACAGGTGGGATGAAAAGTGGCCGGAAGCGACAAAACGCGCCGTTATCCGCGATGCGTATTTCATCCACTGTCATAAAGGCACAATAGGTGCAATCCGGCGTGTGGTGGAGCCGCTCGGCTATCTCATCAACGTGACGGAGTGGTGGGAAAACAGTGACCCGCCCGGCACCTTCCGGCTTGATATTGGTGTACTGGAAAGCGGCATCACAGAGGCAATGTATCAGGAAATGGAACGGCTGATTGCTGATGCCAAACCTGCAAGCCGCCACCTGATTGGCCTGAACATTACCCGGGACATTCCCGGCTACCTGTTCGCCGGTGGTGTGGCTTACGACGGCGATGTAATTACGGTTTACCCCGGATAAGTGAGGAATAATGAGCACAAAATTCAGAACCGTTATCACCACTGCCGGTGCAGCAAAACTGGCAGCGGCAACCGCACCGGGAGGGCGGAAGGTCAACATTACCACGATGGCCGTCGGGGATGGCGGTGGTAAATTGCCTGTCCCGGATGCCGGACAGACCGGGCTTATCCACGAAGTCTGGCGACATGCGCTGAACAAAATCAGCCAGGACAAACGAAACAGTAATTATATTATCGCAGAGCTGGTTATTCCGCCGGAGGTGGGCGGTTTCTGGATGCGTGAGCTTGGCCTGTACGATGATGCGGGAACGTTAATTGCTGTGGCGAACATGGCCGAAAGTTATAAGCCAGCTCTTGCCGAAGGCTCAGGGCGTTCGCAGACCTGCCGTATGGTCATCATCGTCAGCAGTGTGACCTCAGTGGCGCTGACCATTGACACCACAACGGTGATGGCGACGCAGGATTACGTTGATGACAAAATTGCAGAACATGAACAGTCACGACGTCACCCGGACGCCTCGCTGACCGCAAAAGGTTTTACTCAGTTAAGCAGTGCGACCAACAGCACGTCTGAAACACTGGCTGCAACGCCAAAGGCGGTAAAGGCCGCGTATGACCTTGCTAACGGGAAATATACTGCGCAGGATGCCACCACAGCGCGAAAAGGTCTTGTCCAACTCAGTAGTGCCACCAACAGCACGTCTGAAACGCTCGCCGCAACACCAAAAGCGGTAAAGGCCGCGTATGACCTTGCTAACGGGAAATACACTGCACAGGACGCCACCACAGCGCGAAAAGGTCTTGTTCAGCTCAGTAGCGCCACCAACAGCGATTCTGAAACGCTGGCCGCAACGCCAAAGGCGGTAAAGGTCGCGTATGACCTTGCTAACGGGAAATACACTGCACAGGACGCCACCACAGCGAGAAAAGGCCTTGTCCAGCTCAGTAGCGCCACCAACAGTGATTCTGAAACGCT